CGTGAAGATCCTGCCGGACGGCCTGCCGAAGCCGCCGCCGCAATTGTGGATCGGCGCGGCGAGCCGCATGGCGCCGCGGCTCAAGGTGCTGCCGCTGAGGACCTGAGATGACGCAAACCTACGCCACCACGACGACGCAATATTTCAACGACCTGATCGCCGCCGCCCAGGCCGGCGGCGCGGCGGTCAATCTCGCCGGCGGCACGCTGGTGGTCGGCGACGGCAACGGCGCGGTGCCGGCGCTGTCGGCGCTGGTCGCCGCCAACGGCGTCACGCATGAAGTGTGGCGCGGCGCGGTCATCCAGGGCGTGTCGATCGACCCCGACGCCGCCAATCAGATCGACGTCGCGGTCGACATCCCGGCGTCGAGCGGCGGGGCGGAGATCGGCCCGTTCACGGTGCGCGAGTTCGCCATCCTCGACGCGCTGGGCAATTGCTGCGTCGTCGGCACCACCAACCTCGAAAAGACGATCAGCTCGCAGGGCCAGACCTCGGATCTCGCCTGGACGGTCGCGGTCGTCGTCGCCTCGACCAACGCGGTGGTCATCACGCCGCCGACGGCCGGCTACGCGACGATGGCGCAGGTCATCGCCGGCTACGACGCCAACCTGCCGGATTGCGTGGCCCCAATCACCAAGACCGACACGCCGCTGGCGAACGGCTGGCTGAGGCGGGTGTTCGGGATCTCGCCGGCCTCGCAGCCGGCCGACGTCGTGACGCCGACGACGAGCGCGGCGGCGATGGGATCGGGGCGGCCGGCCTCGGCGGCCGAATACGCCGCCGGCGCAGGAACCGCGGGCGGCTTCGCCTGGCCGTGGCCGACGCTGCAGCAGGTCGCCGCCGAGTTCGCTTCGGTGATGAATTCGATCGCTGCGGTCGGCGCGTCGCTCGCCGGCTATCTGCTGAAGTCGGGCGGCACGATGAGCGGCTCGCTCATCCTCGCCCACGATCCTGCGGTGGCCGCGGAGGCGGCGACCAAACACTATGTCGACGCGGCGGTCGGCGGCGTCGCGGGCTTTCTGCCGCTCGCCGGCGGAACGATGACCGGGCCGCTGATCACCGAGCGCGATCCGCAAGAAGCGATGGAAGTGGCGAACAAGGAGTACGTCGACGCCGCGGCCGCCAATCCGTGGACCGCGAGTGGCGTCGGCGCGCTGATGATGGGCGGGTATTCGTGGTCCGATGGCGGTCTCAACCCACCGTCAGGTCTTGCGCAAATGATCGTTGGCTCGACCGTCAGCTTCACGGCGGCGTCGACGGTCGGCTGGGTCGGGAACCTGACGACCAACAGCCATGTGATGATCTCCATCGTCGATGTGCGGTTCCCCACCACGTACGGCAATTCTTCAGGCGTCGCTCCTCCGGGCGTTTGGGAAGTCTTGAATGTTGCGACCGACGTAACCCTCCGCCGCGTGTCGTGAACATCGAACGCAACAGCGCCGCGCTTCGCTTGGGACGATGAGCCGTCGAACATGACCAACATCCTCGCCCTGCCGCAGATCTCCGGTTCGCTCAGCATCGCGACCAACGCCGATCTGCGCGCGTCGCTGCTGTTCACCCAGGCCGGCTCGTCGACCCCGCTCGACCTCACGGGCATCGCGTTCCACATGCAGGTGCGACTGGCGACCGACGAGACGCAGATCGCCCTCGACCTGTCGACCGCCAACGGCGGCTTGATAAACGGCGGAACGGACGGCACCTTGTCGTTGATCGCGCCGGCGCTCGAGACGGCGCAGATCGAGCCGGGCGTCTATGTCGCCGACCTGCTGGCGACCGCCGACGGCGCGATCGTCAACCTGTTCGAATCCGCGCCGATGGCGGTGACCGTTCAAAGGGGCGTCACATGCTGACGGTCTCGGCGATTTCCGCGTCTTCCAACACCGTCGCCGCCGCCGGGGCGTCGCTGATCGCCGGGTCGACCGGTTCCGACTATTCCGCCAACAGGCCGGCGCTGCCCAACGTCGGCGCGAATTTCGGCGCGACCGGCCCCTACGCCGGCTATGTGCTGATCGCCGCCGTGCCGGCGAACCCTTTGCGCAACGAGGTCGAAGTCGAGAACACCTCGGGCGCGCAGATCGTCGTCATTCTCGACGACGGCACGGCGGCGTCAGGCGCGCCGCCGAACAACGCGACGGTCAAAGCCTATGGCGGCGGCGCGTCTGCCGGCGCGCAGGGCGGCTCGTGGTCGTCGCAGGCCTTCAAGGGGCGCGTGCAGGTCTATGCGCCGTCCGCCGCCGCGCAGGTCGCCGTCAATGCGAGATGAAAATGCTGACCGTGATCGCCGATCTCTGGCTGCTGTGCCTGGCCGCCTTTCTCTGCCTGGCGGCGGCGGCGCCGGAGATCGACTGCGCCGACGCCGCCGACCTGCCGCCGCTGATCGTCAGCCAGGACGTCGGCGGCACGCTCGCCATCTATGCGCTGGCCTTCGACCGCATGCGCCAGATCGGCCTTCCGGTGGCGGTCGACGGCCTATGCGCCAGCGCGTGCACCTTGGTGTTCGAACTGCCCGACGCCGAGCGCTGCGCGACATGGCGCGCCGCCTTCGCCTTCCATCGCGCCAGCGCGCCGATCGGCGACGCGGTGCTGTGGGCGGCCTATTCAGCGCCGCTCAAGGCGCGGCTCGGCGAACTGCATCCGTGGGTCGTGACGCTGCGCGCACCGGAGATCTTTGAGTTCATCCGTCCGTGTCCGCCGCTCGCCCGCGACGGCTCGACTTGACGCCACCAGGAGCCAAGCCATGATCTGCGCCCTTCGCCGCTTCGCCGCCCGGCTCGGTTTGGCCGCCGCATTGGCGCTCGCCGCAACTGCGGCGCCCGCGACGGTCGCGACGACGCCGACGACGCTGTCGGCTGGCGCCTGGACCGATCTCGGCGCCGGGCCGATGTTCCTCGGCCTCGCCTACGGCTGGTCGGCGGTCTATGCGATCGGCGACAGTCCGCCGTCGCTCGCCGCGCGCGGCTTTCCGGTTCCCGCCTCTGGCGTGAACGTCTTCACCCCGAGCCACGTCTGGGCGCTCGCCGTCGGTTCGCCGTCTTCGCCGCCGGTCGTCTTGACCGCGCCGATCAGCCCCAGCGCCGCCATCAACACCGATGGCGGCGCGCTGGCGCATGTGACGAACACGCCTGGTTCGGCCGGCGTCGACTATTCAGCCAACAAGCCGACATTGCCGAACGTCGGCGCGAATTTCGGCGCGACCGGCATCTACGCCAATTACGTGCTAATCGCTGCCGTCCCGGCGAATCCGTCGCGCAACGAGATCGAAGTCGAGAATACGTCGGGCGCACAGATCGTCATCATCCTCGACGATGGGACCGCGGCGTCGGGAGCGCAGCCCAACAATGCGACGATCAAAGCCTATGCGGGCGGCGCCTCCGCCGGGGCGCAGGGCGGCTCGTGGTCGTCACAGGCCTTCAAAGGGCGCGCGCAGGTCTATGCGCCATCCGCCTCGGCGCAAGTAGCCGTCAACGCGAGGTGAACATGGGCGCGCAGCTTCCTCCGGTCACCAAGGCCACGGTCGGATATGTTCACGCCGGCGCCGGTCGCTCATTGTTGGTCGACGCCTTCAGCGTCGGCGCTCTTGCTTTCGCCGGCGGGACGATTGCGCTGGCGTCGGACGGGGCGTGGTATGTCGGCGTCGATCTCTTTCGCAACACGCTGATTGCGCTGCCGCGCCTCGGCCATCGGGGCTGGGTCCCGCTCGCCAGCGTCATCGCCGCCAACGGCGCGATTTCGAGCATTCAGCAGATCGCGCCGGCGCTCCCAGCTTCGCGCCTGCCGCGCACGCTGAAAAAGATCATTTCGGGCCAGCCCGTCAACGTTCTGGTCATGGGCTCGTCGCTCGCCGAGGGCTCGACGGCGGATTATACGTATTGGGCCGGGATGCTGTTCTACTCAGGCGCGCCGACGACCTATCGAGTTTCGAACGTCGCGACGTTCAACAACTTTGCGCTCGGCGGGACGCCCAACCAGTACCAGCTCGCCCAGCTCGGCCGCGCCGGGTCGCACAACGCCGTCAACTATGCCGATTCCGGATATAGCTCGCTCATCTCCACCAAGACGCCGCCGAACGGCCGCTCGCCGGCGCTGGCGGCCGTCGATCTGGTTGTCCTGACCTGCCTGGCGAACGGCGGCGATTATCGCCTCGAAAGCATCGAGCCGATGCTGCGCATTCTCCGCAAGCGCGGCATCGAGGTCATCCTGACGACCGACAACGCGCAAGGCTGGGACGGCACGCGCGCCAACCTCGACGCGGCCTCTCTCTACGTCGACGGCCCCGAAGTCGTGCGGCTCGCCGAGCTGTATGGCGCCGAATTGGCCGACACGGCGGCCTATGTCGCCGACGCGCAGGTTCGCTATCTCGCGGGAACCTATCCGAACGCCATCTATCGCGATTCGATCCACATGGCGTTCGGCGCGCCGGCGGGCCTCACCGCCGCCCCGGCGGGCGGCTATGAGGTATGGGCCCGCGCGGTCCGATCGTTGATTCCGGTCCTAAACGTTAGCTCCGGCGCGGTCGTCAACTCATATAATTTCGCCAGCGGCACGCAGGGCTGGACGGCCTATGGCCCCTACGGTGCCGTCGCCACTGGCGGCAACGACTTGGTCATATCCAAGAACAGCGCTTCGTCGGGTCAATGGGGCGGCGAAGTCGCGCTGCCAGACATGAATGTGGGCGATACAGTCGTCGTAACGGGGACGCTGGCGGTGCCGACGGCTTATGGCGGACGGCCGGTGGTCGGCATTTACCAAAGCGGATGGGCGTCGAACAGTCCTCAGATCAATGCTGACGGCGCCTTCTCGCTGACCCTCACCGCGAGCGCGCTGATTACGGGCGGCTCTCTCTTGTTCTTCGGCCAAGATGACGCCGCCGCTTCGGGCAGCGCATTCACCGTGGCGAACCTTACTGTGACATGCAACACGAGCTTGACGTCGTACGTGGATGCGCTTCCGGGATGCGCCGTCGACGCGCGTCCGCTTCCGCTGCGGCGCATGCTCACGGACCTCAAGACGCCGGGCGACGCCTTCATCATCTTGCCGAAAGACGAAATTCACTACACGAAAGCAGACGGAAACGCGGGGAGCCTTGGCGCGTCTCCGAACGGTTCCGGATCGTTCGCGCGCCGCTTTTCTTCCGCTGTTGGCACCAGCGAGGACTTGCTCACGCTTGGCGTCGGCAAATATGCCGGTCTTTCGGCTTTCGGCGTGGTTGGATTTTCGCTGATCTACTACACGCAGATCGGTGACGCGCAGTGCACGTTCGACATCTACCAAAACAACGCCTACCAGCAGACCGTGACGATTCCGGCCCAGGCGAGCATCTCGCGCGAGATCTATCTGCCGCTCTATACGCCGACCACCTACAACAATGCGGGCGCCAACCCGAACAACGACACGCTTGATCTCCGCGTGACTTCGGGGGTCCTGCGGATCGCGGCGCTGGTCGCTTTGACGTTCGACATGGACTTCTTCCCGCCCGACGCGGCGAGCCGCTGCGGGGCCTGGGCGTCGGCGGCGAAGGTTCCTGGCCCGCATGGGCCCGGCGCGCCGGGCTATGGCACCGACACCGCCGGCGACTATGCCGTCTTCGTGTGTCCGCCGACGGGCAACCGCGTGAGCTGGGCGATCGCCGGCTGCCCCAACAGCCAGGCGGTGGATATGTGGTCGGGGGAGACGATCGAAGCGTCCTACGCGACGGGGGGAAATTATCACTTCCGCCTTATTGGCCATAACGTCGGCCCCGGCGAGCCGCATTGCATCAAGCTCGACGTCGCCAACACGGCCGGCGATGCGAACGGCTACGGCTTGCACCTGGCCGGGATCATCGTGACGAACGACAGGTGAATTAGCGCCGCCGCGATCGAACTCGACGCCGCAACCCTCGCCGTGACCTCGCGCCGCCGCCCCAAATACCGCCCCGCCGCGCTGCTGGCGGCGTGACCCCTCATCCGGCGGCCTGTGGCCGCCACCCCCGGGTCTTCGCCCGGGGGCAAGCCCTTCTCCCGCGGAGCGGGCGAAGGGGTTCGCGTGCCCTCTCGCACAAAGGAAACCGCCATGACCGAACCGGCCTATGGAATCATCATCAATGAACAGTTCGCCGGCCCGCTGCCGGTGCAGTCCGGCGACTTCTCGGTCATCGGCCTGCTGCTGCCCGCCGACGACGCCGACGCGACCATGTTCCCGCTCAACACGCCGGTGCAGTTCAATTCGAGCGATCCGACCTATCTCGCCAAGGCGGGAACCAGCGATTTCGCCAAGGCGCTGGCGTCGATCAACAACCAGCTCGCCGCGTGGCAGAGCGCGGCCAATGTCGTCGCGGTGCTGGTCGCGCGCGGCGGCGACCTGACGGCGACGATCGCCAACCTGGTCGGCGACGAAGCGGCCGGGACCGGCCTCTACGCCTTCAAGCGCGCCGGCGCGCTGACCGGCTTCATCCCGCGGCTGATCGCCTCGCCCGGCTACACGAAGACGCTGACCAGCACGGGCGGCGCGACCACCGTCACGCGCGCCGCCAAGGCCGGCATGGTCGGCGGCGGCGCGCTGACGCTCGCCAATCCCCCATCGCTCTCCGGTGCGCAGGACGGCGTCTACAAGGTCGTCTGCATCGGCGGCGCGACGTCGGTCGCCTCTGCCGCCAAGGCTGGCATGGTCGGCGGCGGCGCGCTCGGCGCGCTGACCTCCGCCGCCGATGCGGCGCTCGGCAAGTGGCGGGCGGTCTGCACGGCTGCTGCGGCCGGCGCCGGCGCCTTCGCCGTCTTCAATCCCGCCGGCGGCCTCGACGGCGTCGCGACGGTCGGCGTCGCCTACAATTCGGCGCATGGCCCGCGCTTCACCATCAGCGCCAGCGGGACCGACTTCGCGGTCGGCGACGAGTTCGACCTGACGGTGGTCGCCGCCGTGCCGGCCAACGGCGGCGTGTTCGCCGTCACCGACCCGCAGGGCGCCTTCGTCGCCAACGCGACGGTCGGCGCCGCCTTCACCGATCAGATCGCCTTCACCATCGCCGACGGCGCGCCCGATTTCGCCATCGGCGACGAATTCGACGTGACGGTGACGATCTCCGGCGGCGTCGCCGAAGCCAACCCGCTGTGCGCGGCGCTGCCGGCGGTGCTCAATTCGCTGCTCGCCGTCGCCGTCGTCGGCGCCGGCGACGATGGCGTCGTCGCCAGCACGCTTGCCTGGCGCCAGACGCTCGCCTCCGACCGGCTCATTCCGGCCGACGTGTGGGTCATTCCCGGCTCCGGCGTCGGCTACGCCGACGGCGTCGCCGAGGCGCTCGGCGCGCAGGTCGCAGTCGATTTCGAGCACGGCGGCATTCCCGGCTGGTCGATCTCCGGCCAGCAGATCCAGGGCATTGGCGGCCTGAAGACCTATTATTCCTTCAGCCTCACCGACGGCGCGACGCAAGGCCAGGAATTGCTCGCCGAGCAGGTCAGCGTCATCGAGCCCGGCGCGATCGGCTCCGACACCGCGATCGCCTCGAGCGGCTACGTCTGGGCCGGCGTGTGGAACGCCTCGACCGACCCGCGCGCATGGTTCACCAACAAGCGGCGCATGAAGGACTACGTCAACCTGGCGCTGGTCAAGGCGATCCGGCTGCGCCTCGGCGTCGACAACGTCACGCCGCATGCGGTGCAGGCGGTGCTCAACGACATGGTCGTGCTCGGCTCGTGGCTGTTGTCGAAACAGATCTCGATCGGCTTCAAGGTGTCGTTCGTGCCGAGCCAGAACTCGCCGTCGCAGTTGCAGCAAGGCCAGTTCGTCGTCGCCTTCGCCAACGAAGTGCCGGCGCCGATCACCCAGGTCACCGTCAACTCGAGCGACGATCCCGATGCGCTCACCGTCGAGCTGGCGACCATCATCGCCCAGGCGAACACCGTCGCGCCGCAGTATCTGACCAACTGAGGCTCGCCGCCGTCGCTATAACCCTCTCCCGCGGCGCGGGAGAGGGGACGCCCCATTCCCTCTCGCTCGGAGCCTCGCCATCATGGCCACGATCTACGTGCCTGAAGCCCTCAACATCTTTGTCACGGACCAGGGCCCGGACAATTCCAAGCATCTCAAGATCACCGACAGCACCTTTCCGGTGTTGGAGGAGAAGACGGTCGAGCACCACGCTGGCGGGTCGATCGGCGCGATCGAAATCGGCGGACTCGGCCTCAACGCGCTGACGTTCGGCTTCAAGCTGGTCGGCTTCGATCCGCAGTCGGCGGCGCAGTTCGGCCTCGGCGGCTCCGGCCAGGTTCCCTACACCGTCTATGGCGCGGTGCGCGACAAGCAGACGGGGACGGCGATCGAGCTGAAGGCGACGATCTGGGGCCGCATGGCCAAGCTCGACATGGGAACCTACAAGCGCGGCGACGCCAGCGAGCAGACGCACGAGATCAAGGAAATCACCCGCTACGGCCTCTACTGGAACAAGGTCGAGCTCTATTACTACGACTTCTTCGCATCGATCTGGCGGGTCAATGGCGTCGATCAATATGCCGACGTGAATGGGATTCTGCGCATCAGCGGCGGCGGGTGAGGGGCGGCTTAGCCGCGCGCCGCCTTGCGCTCGGCGCGGCGGATGAGCGCCGCCGTGTTGGGCGGAACGATGATCGCGCTGAGCAGCGCGAAAGGTAGAAAGACCGCGCCGAACGCCCAGTGCAGCCAGAACGAGCGGCCCTTGTGGCGAGCGATCGCGCCCGGGATCGCGCCGAGCGCGCCAGCGGCGATCAGTGCGAAGATCCAGTGCCAGAGCGAAAGTCCGCCGTGCATCGCCGTTCTCCTGTCCGTCGCCGCGGGGCGACGGCTGGCGATTATAGCGCCCCGTCATCGTGAAAGGAATTCGGATGAGCGACGAAACGCCGCGGTTTGTGACGGAAAAGCTGCGCCTCAGGGCCTTCCCGCTCGCGTGGCCGTTCGAATGCGGCGGCAAGCGTTACGAGACGGTTTGTCTCAAGCGGTTGACCGCCGGCGAGGTCGCCGCGTTCCAGGAAGCTGTCGAAGCGCTTCCGGCCGGCGCCTGCGCGCAATGGCCAATCTATTGCGACGTCGACGGCGCGCCGCTGCCGCCCGATGTGTTGGCGGCGCTCGACGACGACGACAAATTCGAACTTGACAAGGCGGTTCGCGATTTTTTGCCCCGCCGGTTCCAGGGCGCCCTGGCGAGCGCTTCGGACCAAGCAAATGGCGACTCTACCGCCTCGCCATCGGCAACGTCGCCCACTGGAGCCTGACTGATCTCATGGCGATGCCTTGGGACGACTTCATCGCCGAACTGATCGTGGCGCGGCATTTCGAGGGGTGGGATAGATGACCAGCCTGACCTCGACGCTGACGTTGCAGCTCAAGGACAACGTTTCCAAGCCGGCGCGCAGCGTCGCGATGGCGCTGCGCGACGTTGAGGCCAACATCAAGCTCGTCGCCAAGGGCATGGCGTCGACAGGCGCGACCGACAAGTTCGTCGCCTCGCTCGCCAAGCTGAAGCTCACCAAGGCCGATATCCAATCGGTCGCCAACGCGTGGCGCGACTACGCCAAATCGGCGGCGCTGGCGGCGGATTCGTCGCAATGGACCGCCAAGCAGATCAGCGACGTGCGTAACTGGGAGCGCGCGACGTTGTCGGCGCTGCGCACGGTCAAGAGCGAGCAGGCGGCTTACGCGCGCCAGCTCGCCCAAATGCCGGCAGCGGCGGCGACTCCCGGCCTGATGCGACGCGCCGGCGGGGCGATCGGCGGCCTGCTGCCGTTCGCCGGGCCGGCGATCCTCGGCGCGGTGGCGAAAAGCGTCGAGGGCGCGGCGCAGCTCCAGGGTCAGGACATCGCCAACAAGGTTGCCGGCATCCCGCTGACCGAGCGCGTCGCGGCCAATCGTCAGGCGATCGTGCTCAGCGCCAAATACGCCAACCTCGGCGCGGCCGAAGTGATGCAGACCTATCGCGAGTTGCGCTCGGTGCTGCGCGACACGGCCGACGTGCCTGGGATGATGGACGTCGTCGTCCGCGCCAAGTCGGCGATGGCGGCGAGCGGCCTCGACGAGAGCGGCCTCGTCTATGCGTTGAAGTCGGCGGAAATGCTCGGCAAGGCCGGATCTCCGGGACAAATGACGGCGTTTCTCGACGCCTTCCTCAAGGCGCAGCAGGTCGAGGGCAAGACGATCACGCCCGAGCAATTGTTCGACTTCGCGCAGCAACTCAAGGCCGCCGCGCCGAACCTGTCGGCCGGTTTCGTCAACACGCTCGGACCGCTGCTCGCCCAGGAAATGACCGGCGGTCGCGCCGGCACGTCGGTGCAGCAGTTCGAGCGGCAGATCCAGGGCGGCTTCCAGGGCCAGCTTCACGCCGCCGCCAAGGAGTTCGTCTCGATCGGCCTGGCCAAGAAGACGGATTTCGAGACGACCAAGACCGGCGAAATCAAGGGCATGAAGCGCGGCCATACGGTGGTCGGCGCGGAACTGGCGAACACCGACCCCGACAAGTGGGTCTATACGGTGCTGGTTCCGGCGCTGCACAAGGCCGGGTTCAAGACCACCGAAGAGATGATCAAGGAACTGCCGCGGCTGTTTCCCAACAGTAATGCGGCGAACCTGGTCGCCAAGTTCATCCAGCAGCAGGATCAATGGGCGGCCAAGGCGGATCGCGTTGCGGCCGGCGAGGGGCTCAACGCCGCCAACGATCAAATGAGCGGCGTCACGGTCGCGTGGGCGGCGGTGAAAAAACAGATCGGCGATCTCGGGGCGGTGTTCGACTCGCCGGCGATGAAGGACATCGGCGCCGGACTTTCGGCGCTGGCGCGCGGTATTGGCGAGGCGAAGGTCAAGGTCTACGATTTCGCCCAGGCGTTTCCGCGCGCCGCGCGCGGTCTCGCCGACGTCGGCGTCGCCGCAGGGCTGGCGGCGGGCGGTTTCCTGTCGCTCAAGCTGTTCACCGGCTTCACCGGCGGCTTCGGCCTCAAGACCTCGGCGCTGGCGCTCGACGAATCGGCGGCGGCGCTGACGGCGGCGGCCGAGCGGCTCGGTGTCAGCGGCGGCGTTGGTCCCGACGGCAAGCCGAGCAAGAAGGGCGGATCGTGGCTCGGCGGCTGGGGCTGGCCGCTGTTCGGCGCGACGGTAGCGAAGACGGCGGCTGACATTACCGACCCGGAAGGCAACTTCTGGGGCCTGACCAAGCCGCTCGACCGCTGGATGCAGTCGCACTGGGGTTTCAATTTCAGCGCGCTGGACGTCGTCCCGGCGGAGGCGTCGCCGGAAAAGGACATGATCGTCGGCGCAAAGCCGCTCAACGACGTGTCGTCGGGCGCCGACCCATGGGCGCCGGGCGGCGCATGGGCCAACGCCGGCAGAATGCGGGCCGGGCTTGGTGCGCCGCTGGATCTGCATCCCGGATTCGGGGGCGCCGGCGCGCCGGCCGCAGCGAATCAGTCGCCGACGCTGGCGCTCAACCCCGATGGCTCGCTCGTGCCGCTGAAGCCGAAGGCGGATGAAGCCAAGGCGGCGCTCGATGCGCTCAACGCCGTCGTCAAGCCCGACGTCGATCTGTCGGCGCTCGACGCGGCGATCGCGCGCATCGCGCAAGTGCGCGATGGGCTCGCGGCGCTCGGGCGGCTCGGCGCGGGGTCCGTCCCCTCGCTCGGCTCGACGCAACGCGGGCACTTCACTTTTGGCGGCGTCTCCGGGGAGTAGCGCAATGCTCTACATGCTCGGCGGCGTCGTCTTCGACGTCGTCCCGACCAATCTCGACACAGTCAATCGCGAGCGCGGCCAGGATTGGGCGGCCAAGGCGATCGTCGGCGCGCAAAAGCCGCGCGAGGCGATGGGCGTCGCCGACGCGCCGGTCACGCTATTCGGCAAACTGTTCCCGCATCGCTTCGGCATGGGCGGCCTCGAGGCGCTCGCCGCGATGGCGGAGGGAATCGCGCCGCAGATGTTGATCCGCGGCGACGGGACCGTGCTCGGCTGGCATTGCGTCGAGCGCGTCAAGGAAAAGCATTCCTATCTCGACGCCGAGGGCGTCGGCCGGGTGATCGACGTCGAGATCACGCTGACGCAATCGCCGAGCGGCGCCGGCGCCGGCGCGATGATGACGCTGCTGCAAGGGCTGTTCTGATGGCGACCCTGCAAACCATGGTGTTTCCCAACGCCGACACGCCGCTCGACCTGCTGCTGTTCGTCGCGCTGAAGCGCGAGGTGTCCGGCCTGGTCGAAGACACGCTGGCGCGCAACCCCGGTCTCGCCGCGCTCGGGCCGTTCCCGCCGCAGGGGACGCAGATCGTCGTCGCCGTCCCGCCGCCGGCTTCGACCACGCCGCCGACGCCGGTGGTGCGGCTCTACTGATGCTGGCCGCCTATCAGATCTCGGTCGACGGCGCGGTCGTCACCAGCGCCTTCGCGCCGCTGCTGCTGTCGCTGATCATCACCGACGCCGACGGCGGCAAGGCCGACACGCTGGAGATCGAACTCGACGACACGGGCGGCCAGATCGCGCTGCCGGCGATCGGCGCCAGCATCGAAGCGCTGCTGTGGTGGGAGGACCCGCCGCCGGGCGCGAACGGCGGCGCGGTGCAGTTCACCGGCAAGGTCGACGAAGTGCGCTCGCGCGGCTCGCGCGAACACGGCCGGACGCTGGTCGTCATGGCGCGCTCGGCCGACATGAAGGGCAAGGGCAAGCACAAGACGTCGAAGCACAAGGACAATTCCAGCTTCGGCGACGTCGCGCAGGAATGGGGCTCGGACGCCGGCTACGAGGTCAGCGTCGATTCCTCGCTCGCTTCGCTGCAGCGCGACTATTGGGGCATGGCGAACGAAAGCTTCCTCGCCTGGGGGCGGCGCACCGCCGAAGAGATCGGCGCGACCTTCAAAACCGCGTTCCCCAAGGCGGCGTTCGTGCCGCGCAATTCCGGCGCGAGCGCTTCGGGCGCCGCGCTCGCCGGCGTCACCGCGGCCTGGGGCGTCAACCTGATCTCGTGGGACATCTCGCCGACCAACGCCCGGCCGCTCTACGCCAACGCCAAGACGCGCTTCTACGACCACACGAAAGCGCAATGGAACGTCGACAGCCAGGCGACCGGCGCGAGCGGCGGCGAAGCCGACCTGACCGAGACCTTCAAGCACGCCGACAAGGGCCGGGCGCACGCCCGCACGTCCGCCAACATCGCCAGCGCGCGCCGCCTGCAGGCCGGCGTGTCGTGCGAGATCGACGGCGACCCGGCGGCGATGAGCCAGGCTGACCTCACCGTGGTCGGCGCGCGGCCGGGCGTCGACGGCCAATATCGCATCAAGTCGGCGCGCCACGCCTACGCTCGCAACGGCGGCTGGACGACCACTTGCGACGCCGAGCAGCCGCAAGGCGCGGCGGGGACCGACAATCGCGAGAGCGGCTCGTCGAGCGAC